CTACAGCATCTCAACGTCAAAAATTTATTGAATCCTTTATTTATGCGAAGGGTCGTCTTCGTAATTTAGATAGTGGACGTATTAAACCAGTGGCATATGTACCACAGGAGATTAAAACAGCATTAGAAATAGCATTAACGGATAAAAACAATATTCATGTAACACGTCAAGAGGTTATGGGTGAAATGCCAAAAATTTATGTAGCAGGTATTGAAGTAAAATCTTGTGATGTACTTCGTACAGATGAAGACCCAATCGCCAATGTATAGGTCAAGGAGGTATTACAATGATTACAGATTTTGAAAACACATTTTTCCCTGGTGAAGAAAGTTATAACTCAACGGGAACTACCATTTATTCTGATGTAGTAGATACTGTGAAAGAAGGTGATGCCTACAATCAGTTATATTTGGCAATGAATAATTTAAAGGGTACCTCTGGGCAATTAACAGTTGAATTACAAACGAGTGATTCTGCATCCTCTACGTTGTTAAAGAAACGTGTGGCAGGTCAACAACCGCCGAATGTAACGATTACGAGCCCAACGGTATTAGGAACGTATAAATTAGATGCCAAAAAGGGATCTAAATTAACGGTCTTATTGCCATACGGATTGAAGCGGTATGTACAATTAAAGGTAACAGCTAGTGCAAGTATCAATTCCAATGTATTATTTGCTGCCTTAACACCAGATATTGATTTACGATAAGATGAACTACAGGGCTACCTTCGGGTAGTCCTTTTCATATATAGAAAGAGGTACAATATGACGGAAACAGACCTCTGTAATATGGCTCTTTCACATATAGGAGAGGGCCTAATTACGAGTTTAGATGATGACAATGAAACAGCACGTATCTGCAATCAATACTATCATCATGCTAGAAGATTAGTTTTGTCTCAATATGTGTGGGGATTTGCAAGACGTGTGGAGCCATTAGCAAACATACAGGTAGAAACTTATACAGGTGGATATAGACACACATATTTATATCCAGAGCACGCTTTACGAATTTATCGAATTATACAAGATACTGAAATACGGAATGGACTGTATACGAGTTACAGTGTAAAAGATATACCTAATTACGAAGTGTTTAACCTAGATAGCAGTACAAAGGCGATTGGAACTAATATGACAAAAGCCTATGTAGATTATATATTTGATGTAAATGATCCCGATATATTTCCACCTATCTTTGTTGAAGCACTTACACGATTCTTGGCAGCAAGTTTAGCACAATCTCTTGTTGGTAATATGGAAATGTATAGATCGCAGTTCCAAATTTATCAAGGGGCCTTACTAGAAGCTAAGAACATAGTTGCATCTGAACGTCAATTTGATTTAGAACTGCCAGTAGGATATATCGAGTCAAGGAGAGCAACATGAGTACAGGCAATATGTATGTAGTACAGCACTCTTTTACAACAGGAGAAATATCACCTGAGATAGAAAACCGAAGTGATTTAGATAAATATAGAAGTGCTGTACTGATGGCAAAAAACTGCATCATACGTCCTTACGGTAGTATTTGCAAACGGAATGGAACAAGATTTATAGGAGAAGCAAAGTATCCAAATCGAAAAGTAAGGCTTGTACGCTTTGTATATCCTGAGCCTATCTTTTTAGAAGTGGGACACTTGTACATTCGTATATGGAAAAACGATAGATATACAGGCATAGAACTAACGACACCTTATGAAGAGTCGATATTGAATGAGTTAGATTTTAATCAGTCAGCAGATACATTCTTTATTTGCAGTGGTTTGCATCCTATTCATATTTTGCAAAGAATTGGTAATCAATGGGAGTTTAAACTATTTGATTTGGTGGCACCACCATTTGACGATATAAATACGGATAGATCTCACAAAATAAAATATATACGTTCTAGTAACAAGGTTATATCTACTAAGTCTATATTTAAAGAAGGCATGCTAGGACAAGTTATCAAGATTAAGCATCGAATGCCAGCTGAAATACAAAAGATGACAGGTAGAGCAGAGTATATTAGTGATCCAGATGACTTTAGACATAGTGATTATGAAGAAACTGGATATGAATCTATGGACATCGGTAGTTATGCTGACGATACAGATAAAGAGTGGAAAATAGTAACTCATGGTACCTGGTATGGAACTATTACGATACAAAAAAAGGATAGTACAGAGACTACAGCATGGGAAAACTATCGCCAATATAGTTCCAATGGTGATTACAATGTGACTGAAACGGGTAGCTTTAATAGAGGCACGCAATTACGAATACAAAGTGAAATTACTAGTGGCGATGTATCCATTGATTTTACTATAAAACCGTATGACCAATATGGATTGCTAGTTATTAGTCGATTCATTTCACCTACAGAAGTTGAGGCGAAAGTATTAAAACCTGTAGGGAAAGAAACGGAAACATCAGAATGGCAGCTTTCATCCTGGGGAAAAGCAGTGGGCTATCCTAGAATGAGCACATTTTTTCAGGATAGACTAGTATTGGGTGGCTCGAAATCAAATCCTTATAAGTTGTGGTTTAGTCGTACAGGTGATTACCCTAATTTTGAAGTAGAAAAAGCGGATGGAAATGTAACAGATGATAGCGCTATTACATTAGGTCTTATAAGCCGTGCTGCTTTCAATATAGTACATATGATATCAGCACAAGACTTAATTGTACTAACTGATGGTAACGAATGGATTATCAGTGGTTCAGAAGCTATTAAACCATCCAAAGTAGTACCACGTTCACAGACTCAACATGGGGCATCAAACTGTGACCCTCAATATATAGGGAATCGCTTAATTTATGTGCAAAAGAGGTCTTCTTCTGTACGTGATATGGGATATACCTATGAATCGGATAACTATAATGGAATTGATTTAACATTATTAGCCAAACATTTGGTAAATCAACATAGTTTAATAGATAGTACGTTTGCACAACAACCAGATAGCATTTTGTATTATGTACGTGACGATGGCAAGCTAATTGCGTTGACCATTATTCGTGAACAAGATGTCACTGGGTGGGCTCACCATGAAACGAAAGATGGAGTATTTGAAACGATTTGTTCTGTAGCAAATGGTAATGAAGATAGTGTGTATGCAGTAGTAAAACGAACCTTATTAGGGCAAGAAAGACGATATATTGAACGATTAGATAGTCCAGTAGATAGTAAGGATGTATCTAGTTATACTACGTTAGATTGCTCTATTGCTATTACGGATAATACTCAAACCAGTATACGAATAGAACACCTCAAAGGAATGGATGTAGTGCTATTACTCAATCATTCTGATGTACACCAGGTGCAAGTAGGTCAAGATGGCACTGTAATACTGCCTTATGTAGCGAAAGATATTGCCATCGGTATTCCTATTGAATGTAAAATTGTATTACCACAGGTGTATATGGATATGAAAGACGGAACCCTCCAATCTAGGACGGTGCGAAGTAATAGTATGATATTACGACTTCGAAATAGCCGTGGAGGAAAAGTAGGAGTTACCTTCAATAGAGGGATGGATTTAATCGGTGATGCCAGTCTTATACAAAATGGTAGCACTATGTATACGGGAGATGTAAATATTAATATCCCAACACAGGGGAAAGGCTTTGCTACAGATGCAACTGTATGTATATTACACGATGATCCATTTCCATTTAACCTATTATCTGTTGTACGAGATGTTTCTATCGGAGGAGGTACACTTGCAAGGTACAATAATAAAACGCAGTGGTAAGGCGAATGATAAGCGACTCTTAGGAGACTTGGTAGAGTTAGCGAAACGTCTACGAACAATTGATGTTATAGAATGCATGGCTATGGGAGCAGATAATGCTACTCATGGCCTTTTATTATCCACAGCATGCAGTGCGCAATGGTGGATAGAATACGAATGTATAGCTGGAGTAGAGTCGCCTATATGGGCCTATGGAATAGGAGATGAATACCACACAGGGTTAGGATACTGCATATGGTTTCTAGGGAGTCAAAGATTACAGGAAAGTAAATATTGCCAACGCTATTTCTTAGAGGAAAGTAAACGAATTATTAATGAATGGCAACAGCAAGGATCCTTATGGAATTGTATATCCAAGGATAATAAAGCATCTATACGTTGGTTACGATGGTTAGGCGCTACATTTATAGAAGGAGTCAATTTACCAGAGGGATTTCTATTGTTTACATTGCCAAAGAAAGGAAGTGAATAGTATGTGCATGCATCCTTTAGCTATGCTAGGGATACAAGCGATTAGTGGCATGATGGGGGCTAAGGCAGAAACTAAAGCACAAGTAGCTATGTACGAAAATCAAGCTAAACTAGCAGAATACAATACAAAGATGAGTGAACGAAAAGCAGAGCAAATTGCTGATAATGCAGGACGTGAACAAAAGAAACTAACGGAGAAAATGCGATTAGCATTAGGTCAAAATAGAAATGAAGCGGGTGCATCTAGTCTCATGTCTACGGGATCTGTAAAGGATGTGATGGATAGTAGCCATGATTCGTATGTAGCAGATAGTTTACAACTTTTGCAGAACCAAAGAAACGATGTGGACTCACAAGCATTGCAAACATGGAATTATAAAAATCAGGCAGCTAATGCTTATGCTGGCATACAAAGTGCTAAGCAAGCCGGAAGAATGAAAATGCTAGGCACCTTATTAAGTACTGCTGCCTCAGTACAATCGTATTTAAGCGATTATGGAAAGATAGAGAGCCCAACAAGCACTTCCTATGTGAGTCCTACAAGAACATTTAGCCCAGGGGCAAGTGGCAATGCAAATCCTTATGGTTTTACATCTGCTGATAGTATGTTTAGTAACTTTACTACACCGAAAGGAATTATAAGTAATAAGGCGGTAGGTATGGGAGCAGTTAAGCCTAACTACTTAGAACATATCTCAAGCGTTAAGAATTGGTGGAGATAACTATGAGATTAGAATCATATAATGAGCAAGTTAAACCGAATACAGGTCCTAGTGGTGGACTGCAAGGAAGCGGAAGTATAGAAGCTTATGGTGGACAAATCGCTAGTGGTCTACAAGCCTTTCAAAAAGGGGTGAACGACCTTTATAATGTGCAGTTAAAAAAGATAGATACTGAAATGAAACTGCAACAAATGAATGCGGAAACCGATTATAACAACCGCATTGCTGACCTTATGTACAACGACAAAACAGGACTTGCCTATACGACATTACAAGATGCATCTAATTCCGCAGAGAGATTTCGCCAAGAAGAAGCAAAAATACGTGAGGACATATCTTCAAAGTTACAGTTTAAACGTTCACAGCAAGGCTTTTTACAACATGCAGACCAATCGTGGTTACAGAATAATACAAAAATGGAGAGTCATGAGCGTGAACAAGGTGATAAGTATAGAGATGTATCTGTAGCAAACTTTATTACTAGTTCAGCAAAAGTGGCACAGTTAGGATATACCAAGATGGATATTGTTAAAAGCCAATTAGATAACGTTTATAAAAAGATTGATGAGATATATGGTTATGAAGGTGAAGAAGCTGTTCGTGCTAGAAAAGATAAAGCTACGGAAGAGCTGTTACAAGGCGTATTACATGTAGCGGGCACTGAAAAGAATAATCAAGCAATCGATGGAATTATTGATGTAGCAAAAGATGTGGGAATGATGCCAGAAAAGTATAAAAAGTTTGAAGAAGCAGCGAAAGAGTTTAAGGTGAATGCTGTATTAGAAGATGAAGTTAAGTTAAGGGACGTTCTTGCAAAAAATGGTAATGATGCTAAAAAAGCAGCTTTGTATATGCTTGAAAAAGAAAACCCATTGAGAACAGGTAATATGAGTTTAGATTCATTTTTAAATGCGGTACAAGGTCAAGAAAGTGGAGGAGATCCCACAGCAGTTAATAAGAGTTCTGGTGCATATGGCTTATTTCAAATTATGCCAGAGAATTGGCCAGAATGGTCAAAACAGGCAGGAGTTGGAGATAAAGCAATTACAGACCAAGATGCTTATATGAAAGTGGTACGTCATGTATTAGGTGGATATTTTAATAAATATGGTGCTGAAGGCGCGTTGGTGGCATGGTTCGCAGGAGAACAGAATGCCATACGATGGGTGAATGGAGAACCAGATGCCATCGATGGCAATGGAAATCACTACTCTTGGGATAAAGAGGATAATGGTGGAGGCACATCAATTCGAAATTATGTAAAATCTACACTATCTAGAATTACAAATAGTCACACCATGACAGATGGTGAAAAAGCGGATTTTCTAGCAAAAGCAGAGCAAAGGTTTACACAAATACAAGCTAAAATAAAACGAGAACATGAAGAAGCGGTACGTAAAAAGGTTAAAGAGTTAAGATTAATGGCGCATGAAATGGAAAAAAATGGTAACTCACCAGGTGAGATAGCGAATGCGCTTGAGTCACAAACTAATGATTCACCTGATGTTAAAGTTGCATTGATAAGTACTATAGAAGGCTATAGTAACGAACAAAAAAGAAGAGATGCAGCTGCATTAAGTGCTGGACCAGCTAATGAAGCTATGATAATGGAGGCAATAGATAGAGGTGAAAGTTCTGAATACGTGATGAATTTAATGAAAAACTCAGGGCTATCTTTTAGCAATACTTTTTATAATAAAGTGTATTCTTCATTAGAAGATCGTTCGAAAGGGACAGGAAGATTTAGTGCAGCCGTAGGACAATATAAGTCCGTAGTTCAAGATAGGCTAGGATATTCAAAAAAAGATATGAATGCTTTATGGATAGGGGCTTCTGAAGAAGGAGCTGCATATAGAACACAATATTATTCTGAACACGGAGATTATCCATCAGACTCGGAAATGATCAGCTTTTTAGTAGAGGCTGTACGAAAAAAAGAATATACATATGTAAGAAACTGGGCGCCAGATGTTCATGTCAATATTAGTAGAACTCAAGTAAGAGCCTATAATGGTGATGATCATGAATTAGGTAAAGGTGATGATGGTGGATATTATGTAAACATATTAAAAGATGGAGAAATTATTAGATCTATTGATGTTGATACATGGAAACGAGAACATGGTGACAGTGGAGAGTCGAGTAGCTACGAGGGAGACGAATAATGGCAAATAACCAACGTATAACATCTGAAGATGTCAGAAAAGGTGGTTTCAAAACATATGATAACCCCAAATATGTAAAAGATTTTGGACACGTAGATGATGAAAAAGAAAGAAATATGTCTTTCGGGGATCGTCTAGATAGTTTGTTTGAAAACTCTAATAGCACCTTATCTAAGGCATATAGAAAGATAGCCTATAATGATGCGGACTGGTCACAAGATGCCATAGAGATAGGTAAAACATTGGACATCTCACCGAATGTGCTTATTAATGGTGGACATGATGTCATTGAAAGAGCTCGGGAGATGAGTATTAGAAAAAACACATTACAAGATATGGAAGCGTTTAAAACTGAGTATCCAGAATTTTCTAATATTCAATACAGCAGTGAAGCAGAAGCCATAGAGCTATTAAAGAATACGGAAAATGTTCGTCAAACACGAGGCATATGGGATTCTATCCAACAAGGCATATGGAGTGGTAATGACCAATTATTACTAGCCAAACAAGGTAGAGATTTGGCTTACGAGACAGATCCTAATAAGATTGTAGAAATTAATCATGAGATCGAGCGTTTGCAAAACAACCTTAGTCAATATAGAACAGAAGGAAGTAATTGGATAGAATCCATTACAGGTGCTACAGCGCAACAAGGTGTAATTATGGGGCGACAAATTGCGTCTGCTGCCATGATAGAGGGGACAGCAGGTGCTATATTAGG